GTGTCGAGCCCGCCGGGTGGTAAGGCCGGCGGGGTGTGGCGTGGTGGTTATTCGCCCAGGCGGAAGGTGCCGAGCGTGACGATGGCGCTACCGCCAACTTCCTGCTGGATCACGCGCTTGAAGTCCCGGGCGATTTCCTCGTGCTGGGCTTCTTCGCGCACCCAGCGCAGCTTGAGCTGCGGCTTCTCGCCGGTGACTACCGACAGGCGCAGGACGATGGACTGCGGCAGCAGGCCGTCGTAGGGCTCGGTGACCACGACCAGCTCGGTGGGCAGGCGGTCCTGGCTCTTTGCCTCGATCTCGTCCATGGCCGAGCGAGCAGCGCCGAAGTTGTGCTCGGTGTGGGTGCGCTCGCTGCCGGCCTTGATGGTGATGTTGCGCACCGCTGCGCAGGCGGCGGCGACGGCCAACACCTCTTCGCCGGCGCGCACCTGCAGGCAGTGCGCCCAGTCCTCCATCCACTCGGCCAGTTCGCGCTGGCTGAGCGGCTTGCCGGCGATGGCCAGCACGGCGGAGTAGGCGGCGGTCGGTTTCAGCAGGAGCATGGCGGTGTCGTCGCCGTGGCCGGGCGCGGCCTGGGTGCCCAGGTTGAAGAAAGCGCGGCAGGCCATGCGCTCCTGATCGATGAAGGCAGCGGTGTTCGCCTCGCCGTGGTGGAGCACGTAGCTGGCGAAGTCCGCGATGCTGGCGGTGAGCATTTCGCCGCGGAAGCGGGCGCGCTGCTCGGCGAAGCGCTCGAGGTTGTGCACGGCCATGTCCTTGGGCAGGGCGATGGTCGGCACCTGCTGACGGGGCATCGTGCCCATTGCGGCGATGGCGTTGGCTTCGATGTGCTGAATGGCTTCTTTGCTCAATGGCATGGTGTTGCTTCCTTGTGTGGTAGGTGGGTTTTGCTGGGTCAAACTTCGCGGGCTTTTACTGGCGCGTCTTCGCGGGTAAACAGCTGCGCGGTCGGGTCGGTCTGGAACAGTTCGAGGCCGTTGGCGGTGACGTAAAGCGGCGTGTCGAGTGTGGTGTCCTCACGCTTTTTGCCGCGCTTGGTCGGTTGCACGTAATCGAGCGTATGGGTGACCGCGACCTGCTGGCTTTGGCCGATCTGCTTGAGCTTGAAGGTCAGCGTCACTTGGCCTTGCTTGCTGTACTCGACCACGCCGGCAGCGACGTCGGAGAGGGCGCGGCCGACCTGCTGGGCGAACACCCCGGCATTGAGGCTGTTGATGAACTCGCTGGTATCGGTTGCTTTCATGTGCTGTGTCCTTGCGGTTGGTTACGCCACGCGGTGAGTGGCGGGTTGGGTGTTGCTCGGGTCGTGCGCGTCCAGCCAGGCGGCCAGGTCGCGCAGGTACACCACGGGCGGCGCCTTGCGGGTGACGTCCGTGCGGGTGTAGCGCAGGCCGATACGGCCCTGGTGGATCAGCTCGATCAGGTAGTCGACGCTGCCGATGTGGGGCAGGTACTCGGCGCGCACTTCGTCCAGCGGCAGGCAGGGCCGGTCGTAGCGGCGCAGCAGTTGCTGGTAGGTGCTGGTCACGCGCTGGCCCCTCCGTTCTCCCCGCGCCCCTCGGCGGTGCGTGCCGCGCTGGGCGCGCCGTGGCGCAGGCGGATGAGTTCGGTGATGCCTTCGATGGTCTTGCCCAGTTGGCGATCGACGAGGTTGCCCGTGGCGTCGGTGATGACGCAGGCGAACGGCGTGGCCGGCTCGCGGGTGAGCGTGACGTGGGGCAGGAAGCCGCGCGGCAGCACCGCGAACAGTGCGCACCAGAGCCGGCCGAGGTCGTCAGCGTGCGGCTCGTTGAGCTGCAGGCGGGCTATGGCCTCGGTGCAGGTGTCGCGCAGCACCCGGGCCGGGATCACGCTCGGGTGGTCCAGGTGCAGACGGGTGAGCTTGAGCGCGCCGACGGCTTGGTGGGTGGCTGAGGTCATGCGGCAGCTCCCTTCTGGGTGACGGTGATAGCCAGCTGCTCCGCCAGCCAGGCGATGCCGGCCTCGGTGGCCATGACGACGCCATAGTGGGTGTAGCTGTTGATGGCCGGGTTCCAGCGGCTGCGCGTGTCGACGAACAGCCGGCCACGGCCGCGCTCGGTGCTGATGAGCTCGCCGGCGTGGTTGAGCAGGCCCAGCTCACGCATACGGGCGCGCAGCTTGCGCGGGCCGATGCCGAGCACGGCGGCAGCCTGGTCGAGGGTGCGGTTCATGGTGGTGGGCCTCAGGCGGCGCGCAGCGGTTCGGCGCCGCTGCGCAGGCGCGCCGCTTCTTGCTCTAGCATGGCGATGCAGGCGTCATAGCCGCCGCATTGGCTTGGGCCGGCAATCAACAGCATGGCGGTGCTGAACGGGTGCGGCTCGTGCACGACGACCATGCCGAGCGCTTCGCGGGCCTCTTCGGGCAGCTCGGGCTTGTCCGGATACGTCTCGTTGTGGCGGTTGACGTACCAGATGGCCTTTTCGATGTTCTCCAGCGGGTTGCCCTTGGCATCGCGGCGGAACAGGTACTTGAAGGCATTGCCCAGGCAGAACGGCAGATGCTCGGCGACCTCGATGCACTCCACGCCGCTCGGGTGGCCGGTGTAGTGCGGCGGGTGGTTGACCATGTCGGTGCTGCCGCTGGGCTCTTCGTCCAGCCCTTCGCGCTGAATGTCGTTCCAGGCGTCGGCGGCTGCTGCCGCGGTGGTAGCCCCTTCCAGCGATTGGCAGTCCCGGTGGCGGCATTTCACGCCGTGGAGGTCATGCTGGGCCGGCGCCGGGGCCAGGTAGCTATAAGCGATTGCCACGCCTTCGCACCGGCAGCAGGGCAGCAGCACGGGTTGGCGCTGGGGAATCGCCTGCGCAGTATCCAGCGTGCCGTTGGCCACGGCCTCGACCCAGTCAGCCAGGTGCTGCGCGTTGGCGCCGTCGTCGTGCTGCAGGGTCATGCTGTGGCGTTGGTCGCGCAGGAACAGCTCGGCCTCGAGCTTGAAGCCTGCCGCCGCGTCTACCGCCGGCAGGCGCTCGATGTTGATCGAGGCGCGCAGTTCACGCGCGGGCTGGGTGAGCAGCAGGGTTTCGCTGCCGGTTTGGCGGGCGAGCATGCCGAGTGCCGCTTCGCTGCCTTTGGTGAGGGAGAAGACGCTCATGCTGCACCCCCGAACGGGCCGAAGTCCTCGAAGGCGGGCAGGGTGTGGCGCTTGAGCTGCGGGCGACCGCCAATGAGCACGCACAGCTGGCCGGTGGCGCGCTGGATGCTGGCGATGGTGGTGGGGTTGGTTGCCGCTGCCGGGTGCAGGTAGACCGGGCAGCGGGTGCTGCGGTGTTGTGCTGTGTCCATTGTCGCGATCCCGTGGTGAGTGGGTACGCGGTGAACATTAGCAAGCGCTAACCATCGTCGCAATAGCGAATGCTAAATTCGCTATCCGAACAGACATTCCTGCCAGTGATTTTCGCTGATGATTGAAAGCGGAGCGCCGGCTTCTCGCAGTTCGACGGCCTTTCTGATCTTGGTGCCGTAGGTGCTGTGTAGCCACTGGTCGTTGCCAACGCTGCCGACAACCAGGTAATGCACCTTCTTGCTGACGCTGGCGCCTATAAGGCCGCCGCGCTCCAGCACCAAGGCCTCGCAGTCCTTTCTGGGGCCAAAGGCCATCGTGCCCGTGAAGAGGAAGCAGCGCCCAAGCCAGGTGATGTCTGGCGCGGGGTCGCATAGCGGGAGCGTTGATGGGGCTACGTATGGTTTGGTGGTGGCCAGCGTGGGCCCGGTGAACTTGTGTAGTAGCTCGAGCAGTTCGGCGCCTTCTTCAGGCTGCAGGATGCCATCGCTCAGCATGTTGGCCAGCCGGCGGTAAATGATGTTGACGACCGGGTCATCCAGGTGGGGGAGGTTGGTCTCGATCCAGGCCTTGAGAAACTCGGCCTCTTTCTGGTTGATGGTCCCGTCGGCGATGAGGCCGGCACTCATGCCGATCAGCTCATCGGCGGCGCGGCGCTCAATCCGTGCCTGATGGAAAAAGCGACTGTTCTCGAATTCCCTGTGCAGGTCCATCTGTTTCTCCTTCGTCGTCGGTTTCATTCCCTGGGCCCACCAGCAGCGCTTGGTCAGGCGTGAAGGTCACGATCATTTCGGTGCGGCTGCACTCGATGGTGACTTCGTCGTTCAGATCGATGTCCAGTGGCTTGCCCCGCAGGCCCTGCCAGGTGGCGAGATAGTGCAAGGAGCCGTAGCGGGTGCGCTTCTTCAGGGTGCGCGTACCGCCGCCTTTCCACCCCAAGGGTGGCAGCTCGCCTGCGCGACAGCGCGCGGCCAGTTCCGGGTCTTGACGGGCGGTGTTGCGGCCGATTTCCCACGAGCGGATCAGGCCACGGTCGGGCCCTTGCCAGATTTCGGCCCAGCTCAGGCCGGCACGCTCAGGCTCGCTGGGGTGGCGGTAGATCTTCATGCGGTCCCTCGCAGGTCAGAGCTCTACGATCTTGCGCCGTGCTCTGGCGCAGACCATCCATTCTTCGTTCAGCTTGATGTACTTCTCGGGCCAATCAGGGTTGGTGGCGTGCAGAAACCACTCGTTGCCTTCGCGGCAGAGTTGCTTGATGGTAACTGACTGGTCGCTGAGGCGCTTGGCGAGCACGATGCTGCCGGCGTCCCATTGCTGGTCTGGATCAAACACGACCTTTTCGCCGGGGGCGAGCTTGGGGTACATGCTGAAGCCTTCAACGATGAGCACGAAGGCGCGCGGGCCCGCGGCGCCGCCTGCTTCGATCCATTCGTCCGCGTCGCCCGGTTGGAAGTTGTCCACGGCTTCGCAGAACTCGCCCGCCTGCACATAGCCGATCACGGGAAGCATCCTCTGCTGGTTGTAACGCATGCCCGCTTCGGTGACCGCGTGGCTGCTGGCCATTTCCAGTTGAGCTGCGACAGAGAACGCGGCGTTGCCAGGGTCGGGAGCATCGCCTTGGCCTGGGCTGGTAAGCGTCCCCGGCAGAAGGTGCATTTTGCGTTCGATGTTCGCAGCGGCTCGCTCACCCATGTTCCGATGCCCGTTGAGCATCTGGGAGAGGTAGGAGGGGTCCATGTCGTGCCGGTCGGCGAAGTCTCTCAGCGATGACTCGCCGATCAACGCCTTCAGCGCGGCTATGCGGGCTTGGTAGATATCCATTTCCGAATGGTGCGTCCGTGTTAGCAAACTGTAAATTACGGTTTGCTATTGCCAGCTTCATTAGCGATTGCTAATGTTCCTCCATTCGGAGGTATCCATGACTCTTCTCGATTACATCAAGCCGCTGGACAAGCCCGCTCTCGAGTCGCTCGCCAAGCGCTGTAATACGACGGCGGGGCAATTGCGGCAAGTGGCCTATGGCAACCGCCGGGCGAGTGCCTCGTTGGCGATTGCACTGGACCGGGAAACTGACGGCGAGATCCGCTGCGAGGTGACCCGGCCCGACATCGATTGGGCGTACCTGCGCAACTCTGCGGCGCCTGCGACGGAGCCGGCTACGCCTCGCCCTGCACGGCGCCGTGGCGAGCGCCGGCAGCAGGAGCGGCGAGAGGGTGACCGCCGGCAGGCTGAGCGCCGCGCATAACCGAATCACTACCGCAGGACACAGCACGCCAGCGGTCGCCGGCACCGGGAGCCTTACCAGCAGAACGGTGCCGGCCTAAGTAGGAAACGAAGTTGCAGGACAAGCTGGTCAGCGATGACAGCTTTGCAGAAGGTGTCGAGAACTGGGGACCCACCTACCACGGCAAGAACCCCAGCCTCGACGGTTCGGTAACCGGTTACCAGCCGGCTACCTCAACGCGCGACCCTGGACACAGCACGTATCGGGAGGGTCGCGAGCTGTAGGCGCAGTGTAGGGCAGCCGCCCGCCTGCGGCTACGGCGTTACAGGGGCTTTAACGCTATGAGTCGCCGTGACCTTTTGCCGGGCGCAGGCCCGGTGCTGAACACCCGCCAGGCGCTGTACCGCGCCACGCGGGATGCCGAGGGCGGGCAAATTGCTGTGGCACTGACCATTGGCATGGACCCGGACGAGCTGAGCAAGCGCGTCAACCCAACGGGCAACCGCCCGATTCACCCTGAGTTCATCGAGGAAATCGTTGCCACGACGCGCGACCCGCGCCTGCTGGCGGCCCTGGTGCGCCCGTCCGGTGCGGTGGCCTATGTGCCGCAGCCGGTACCGGCGACGCCGGAGGCGCTGCGGGCGCTGGCCGCGCTGCTGCATGCCGAGGGTGAGTTTGTGGCGAGCCTGCACGATGGCCTGGCCGACCGGGTATGGCAGGCGCATGAGGTGGAGGCGCTGCGTTACCACGCGAACCGGGTGATCGGGCAGGTGCTGGGCATTGTGGCCGGCGCGGAGCTGGCGATGCTGGAGCATGTGGCGGCCGGGGAGGTGTGCCATGGATGAGCGGGCATTCGAGATGGCGCAACAGCGCGAGATGGACGAACGGGAGGCAGCGATTGCCGCCCGTGTGCGTTACGAGGGCGTGAGCCTGGCCGAGTGCGAGGAGTGCGGCGTGGAGATCCCGCTGGCCCGGCGCGAGGCGGTTAGGGGGTGCCGGCTGTGCACCGAGTGCCAGGCGTTCGAGGACAAGCGGAATGCGGGGGTGAGGCGTGGTTGATGCTCACCCCAGCGCTGCGTCAGTCCGCGATACGCAGCGCCATCAGCTTGGCCAGACGGGCCAAGTAAGCCTGCATATTTTCAGAACCATCGGTAGGCACGCAGC